ATAAGATTTTATACCTTTTTCAGATTGAGCAACTCTTTCTTCATATGTGCCTCTTTTTTTAGCGTGACCCATTATTTTACCTCCTCAAAAAATTCTTTTAATTTACTTCCCACATTATCATAAGTGGCATAGCAACCACCTACTATATCACCATCTATATATTCCTCTATATGAATGTTACCAGCTGGTTTAGTTTGACCATCTATGGATAAATCGTCATCTTTTAACATTGTTAACTCAACTTTTTTTATCATACTATACTTTCCTTCCCATTGATTTAAAATCTTTAGCATCAACAACCTGATAACCACCTTTGTTATATGCTATAGATATTGTTTTACCTTCAGGCAAACTTGTAGAATAATATCGTCTATAAGTATTGCCAACTATTCTATCACTTGTTGGTATAGAATCTCTTACTTTGTACATATTTCTATCTAAAGTTTTACTTACTCTTTTTGATTTGATAATATGACCTGTTTTCATATTTACTTTAAGACCTAGCGATTGTAACCACTTGTAATGATTACTTTTTACTAGTTCTATTTGTTCTCTTTTTGTCAATTTTTTTACCATCATTAACCATTCTGTTACAGATTCTTATAGCATTATCGCATATTTTTAAACAATTGTCAAGGTGTCTTCTTATATCTTTAAAAGAACCCTTTAAATCATTGACCAAATACAGCAATATTATCATCAATATAAACGATAAACCTGTGGTTGTAAGACTTAATATATCAATCGTTGTCATAACCTGTTACTCCCATAACTTGTACTGATTCTGTAGCATGGCCAGTATTACCATCAAATGTTTTCTCGGATGCTTTAAAAGCATAATCGTCAGGTAAATCCAACTGTTCGTGTTTTGTAAAATACATCTCCATTGCTTCAAGTTCTTTTTTTAAATCATCACGCCAAACAACTAACTTATCTTTAGCACTATCTAATTCTTTGTTATCAATGTTATCAATAACTTCATCTAATTTTTCTATGTCTTCAATCATTTTATTTGACATTATTTACCTCGCTTTCTAAAAATGTTTTTTATATCATCAATTAAACTACCTAAAACTAAACACACATAAAGATATACCTCTCTACTTGATGTAATTAGTACAGCAGCCATCGCTATCAATAACAATAATAAAAACCAATCTAACATCATTTATTTTCCTCCTTATCGTAGTTAAAATATTTTATAGTACCCTCTACATAACCATGTTTTTTTACTTTTACATCTGGTTTTGTAAACATAGTGTTTGCGTCACCTTGTTTGTAACCTTCTTTATGTGACAATGTAATGTGAGCAGCACCTGTATCATTTCTTTTAATCTTTTTATTGCTTTCTAATAAAAACATATCACCAATCCACAATGCGTCAATATTTGCGTTTGCTCTATAACCTTTTATCATAGCGCCTACTTTTTTACCGACAAGATTTTTATACTTATTAAAGACTTTAAGTGTTGGTTTAAATGCAAGTGTAATATGGTCTGATACTAACACACTCATTGTAGCACCTTTTTTAACCGTATTACAACTTTGTTTATCTAATACAATCGCAAAATATCCGTTATACATTATTTACCTCTTTGATTTTCTGCCTCTAACTGAATAGCAACATCAACATCTGACTCTTCTTTTTCAGTTAAAGCATTTTCATCTGCATATTGGTCTATTTCTACTAAACCATCTTCTTTAGCAAACTCATCATCTTCATAAACGACTTTACCAATGTATTCAGTTTTACCACTATCTGAATAACTAGCATCAGCAACTAATGTTTCAACACCTTCTTTTTGAGAAGTTATTGAACCCTTAATTTCTGAATGGTCAATACCGCCAAAATCTAAAAACTTATGGTCTGCCTGTGCTTCGTTATCAGCCAAGACCTCTTGTTCTATCATAAGTGTATAGTATGTTTTTTTTCTGTATAGGTTTTTGCCTACGTCTTTATCTGTATATGTTATATTTGTATCTACTGTCATAATGTTCTCCTTAATTTAATTGTGTTATGTATTCTCTTTTAGTTGTATATTTTTTTGTTAAATCTGGATCAAAGTCTTTTCTGAAACCTTGTCTTTTGTATAATTGACCAAAGTCATTAAACAAATTATGGTCACCTGCAGCTGTTTCTGGACCAAATACATCTTCATAAGTTTGATAGTATTCGTCTGGATATATTATTTCAATAGCAGTAGCACCAGCAAAGTTTGTTGCGTCTTCTTTGAAAGACTTATCCATATAATCTTTAAACTTTAACAACTGTTTTCTGTAATACTTAATTTTAGAAATAGGTACGTTTTTATATAATGAATAACTACTCCAAAAATATTCTGCCTGTTCAGAATCAAAATATTCTCGTCTGTAAACAACGTTAAATGATTTGTGTATTTCTTTTGTCATAGTATAGTCCTTTCATTCTTTTTTGTAATATTCTTTTTAGTTTTGATTCAAGTTGCCATATTCTAGTTCTTGTAACATTTAACATTTGACCAACTTCTTCTAAAGTTTTATTATTAATAAATCTTTCTTTTAAAACAGTTAAGTATTGATTTCTATAATAACTTTCATCTATATTATAAACTATAGAAAGAGCGCTTTTATGTATCTTAATATTGTTAATAATATTAACTGCTTCTTGTACAGGATTATTAACATCACTATCAAAATGTATTTTATTTTCTTTTATCATTATGCCGCCTCCTTTTCAACTTTTTTGTATTTTGTGATATGATTTACAACTTCATTTGTTTTATAATTTGCATATGCACTATTATAAACATTTGATATTCTGGCAGTTGGTTTTGTACCGCCGACAAAATATCTGTTTTTAAAGTGTGATTTAATAGTATGTTTTTCTGCATACTTCGGTGTATAAGACGGAAGTTTTTCTACTTGTACATTTCTTGTATTAGTGATTTTCATTTTTGTTGTGTGTTTCATTGTGTTGTCCTTTTTATTATTATTTTTTTTTCTCATATACATATAATGTACACTAAAAATAGCCAAAAGTCAAGCATAAAAAACGTTGATTTTACTAGGTTTTTGAGGTATAAGTGTGCAATTCTGTCGCACTTTTGACTGATTCTTGTCGTTTTTTGACTATTTCCAGTAGTCTTTTATCCATTTACCCGAATCATACTGCATAGCATAGTCAGGATTTGGGTGTCCATGAAATACACATATCTTAGCATTCTTTTTGAGAGGGTGGTCTTCTGGTTTATACTTTTGATATTGTTTGGGTTTGCCTCTTGTCGGCCACTTAAATGAGTATGTCCATTCGTCTGGTAAAAATACTCTTTTTTCGTGTGAGTATATCATATCAGTTAATACATTTTGGTCACCATGTAATCCATCATACTTTTGTTTATCTTTTATATAAGTGTCCCATATAAAATGATGATGTTTTAAGTTATATCTTAACACACTTGAATTGATAGTTGATGTAGGTTGACCAAAATCTCTTATGACACATAATTTGTCATCTGAATAGTTTGTAAAAAACTCGTCTAAACTACTAATCACTACTACATCTAAATCCATATATAAAATGTTACCCTCTATATTTAATTTTTTATTATAGAGGTGCATTTTATTCCACCAGTTTTCCATTACAGGTTCTGGCACATCTAATAACTTAATATTTTTATGAAACTTTTGACCTTGATTATTTGTTAAACAATAGAAGTTAAATGGTTGCGATAGATTTCTTTCTACCATGTTGTAAAGTACATTAACGTGATTTATATTGTACTTTGTTCCTGTATATACACATATAACATTATTCATACTGTCTTTTTAATATTTGATATGCTAAACCATTACCTATTTCAGGTAAAGTAAATTGATGTTCAGTAATATATTTTAACCATTCAGTTATAGTTTTTCTACCAGGTCTAAATGGTTTTGTAACATACTTTGGTAAACGAGATGATACAGGTGCTGCTACATTTTTACCAGCACATATTACAGGTACTTTATTCATTATAGCATCAACGGATGCTAAACTCATATTTGTAACTAAACAATGGCAATCTTTTAAATCATCTTTTATATCTTTTTCCCACCACTCATTACCAGGTCTTGGTTTGTTTCTCATTTTAATAGGTAAATCTGTGTACTTGCTTAATTCTTCGCCTACCATAGTTATCCATTCCTCTTGTGATATACCATTTGTATGAAACGTAACTGTCTGTGATGATGGACATAAAAGTATATGGCTTGTTTCACCTGTATACCAACCTTTAAACTCTACGTCAATACCTTTTCTTTCTAAATCTTTTATACGAGCACCATCACCTATTTTACCTCTTGTAGTATGAATACTGCCTTTACATATTCTAAAATAAGTTTTATCTAAATCGTGTATTGATGGTTCTGGATATCTTGTAATCTGTTCAGTTAAATAACCAACATCTATATACCACCATTCTTCACCTTTTTCTGTAATATCTCTTATAGTGTTTAGATTACTACCACCCAATCCCCATAAAAAATGTACAGGATGACCTTCATCTTTCCAACCTTTTTCTATGTAAGGCCAGATTTGATGAGATAAACATTTATTCCAAGCCATCTTATGTGTTATAATCATAGTTCTATTTTAACCATATCTGTATAAACATTAAACCATTCATTTGCATAATCGCAAGTTGAATAATCTTCAAAGTATGGACCACCTAAAGTAAAGTGTACATTGTTTGCCATTACGTTATATTCATATTCAGTTACTAACCAATTCCAAGTTAGTGGTATTGAGCCTATCTCTCTCTCACTTTCTAACCATTTAAATTGATGTAATTCTAAACCTGTAGCAGTATTTACATATTCAGGTGTTAATGCTTTACATTTAGCATTATTCATCATCATCATACTTGACCAGTTCTTTTTAGGAAACTTCTCATTTTTAGCACCTCTAAACTTTGCGTTTTGATTGGGTTCATAATCGTGTTTACAACACATAACAGCATAGTCATCATCTCTCATATTCCAAAGTGTTTTTATATCTGTTCTTAATAGCATATCACAATCCATAAAAATAGACCATCCTTCGTAGTTTGAAAGATATGGTGTTAAAAATCTACTAAATGCAAATTCAGTTGATTGATTTTTTGCCTTTTCTCTTGTAAATATATTTCGTGTTGTTGTTAAATCAATAGGTGTTATACTTACTGGTTCGCTTGAGTGTTGTCTAATACTTTCTGATAAAACGTGAAATGCTATTTTTTCACCTTCATCATAACCTATAAAAATGTTTATCATATTGTTGCCTCTGGACTTTTACCTGTTAGTTTTCTACGACCTTTGGTGTGGTCATAGATAGGTCCTAATACAGACCTTGCCTGTACATGGCCTGTTTTATTATCACCAATGTTATGATTTTTTGTACCACGTTCTTTTTCAAATTTCATTCTAGCATAATCCCATATAAAACTATCGTGTTGCTCTTCTAAGGTATATATAGTGTCATTATCATATAACTCCTGCATATAACGAGCATAGTCTTTTGTATCTTTGTGTTTTAAATTAAAATATAAAAAACCACATTCACTATAGTTAGGTCTACCCAAGTAAGTCATCATACAATCGTTTCTGTGTATATGTTTCTTCAACCATTCTTCATCAATTGATTTGTAAAATACACTATCAGCGTCAATACCTATTATACCATCAACATCTTCGTTTAGTATTGCGTGTGTATAGGCATATACCTTATAACAAAAACGAACACCATCTTTACGATAGTCATTTGTTTTTTCTTCGTAACTTGTATATTTGTATTTGTTTTTGTTTCTTTCTACAAATGATTTACAGTTAGGTACTTCATCAAACATATCACCATCTTCATTATAAATCTTTAGAGGGAATGGCCAATTATAAGTTGATTGAAACCTATGAGCATAGGCATCAAATAGTTTATTGTTCCAGGTTGTTACAGTTAATATTTTCATTCAAAATAAGTTCTCATTTCTATACTTTTATGAACGTAAATATATTCTGAATTTACCACATTATCTAATATATAATCTAAACTTGTTAAATATTCATGTATTTGTTCTGGTGATGTGTTAAATCTTTTTAGATGTTTTTCTTTTATTTCAACAACAATCATTGGTTTATGTTTTTTAAGAGTTTTTATTGCTCCTTTTAAAACATTATATTCATAACCTTCAGTATCAATTTTAATAAAATCAACATGGTCGTAATTAAAATTATCTAATCTTTTTACATTAATAACTGTTTTTGAATTTTCGTTTATGTGAGTGTCACCAGAGTTTTCTGTATCAATATCTATAAAAGTTTGATGTTCTTTTGATCCCAAAGCAAATGGTTGTATTTTGTAATTATCTATGTTTCTATCTTTAAGATTTTTATGTAAGCATTTTCTAAATTCTTCTACTGGTTCAAATATTTCTACAAACTTAAAGTTATTACATATATCAACTGCCCATAGTCCTACATGGCCACCTACTTCTACTGCAAATCTATTTCTTCTTACAAATTTTTTATTTAAAAGAATAGCATAATCTCTTTGTTGTGTTTGATAATCAAAACCACGATTGATAACTGATTGTTCTTCAATCTTTTCTTTTAAATGTATTTCATTATCAGGTAACCACCAATTATGAATTTGAATCATTTATAATCACAGCCTCACTTAATATCTTATTTCGTGGTCTATTTAAATATAATTTGTAACCTTTATCTTTAAACTCTTGTAATAGATTTTCGTATTGTTTTAAACTTGTTTCATTGTCAATAAGTTTAACTTCAAACTCTACTAAAAATGCTTTAAAGTCAATATTATTATCTAATATCTCTCTACAAAAATCAAACCATACACCTTCAATATCAGCCTTAATAATATCTACTTGTGGCATATCTTCTTTCATAATAGTAGTTAAGTTTCGTGTCATTACTTCTATATAAGATGGATTTTCACCAAATTGTGGTAAAGGTAGTAATGAAAAACATTTTGTTAAATCATTTTTGTCATAATAAAATTTCATCTTACCATTATCTTTAGCATATGCTTCAGGATAAAATGTCATTTTATTTCTATGCTTAAATTCATTTTTAAATAGTTTTAAACTATCTGGTGTTGGATCATAACACTTTATATTTAAATTACTATTGTCATCACACATCGCCTGTTCAAATCCTACATCTCTATGTACACCAAATGATAAAACATTTGTACTATTCTTTACAATACTTTCTGGTAACCAATAGTTTTTATATTGTTTGAAATTTTGAGGTTGTAAATACTTACCCTCAATTTCTTTCATCTTGTTATATAATTCTTCTTCATTCATTATTTTTTCTCCAGTATATAATCGTTTTTATATTGAGCAACTATTTTATAACCTAACTCTTGTAAATAATTTAGCGCTTCGTTTTTTATTCCTTTATTCCATTTTTCAGCAGAACCATTTTCTTCTACAACAATTAAAGGACTGTATTTGTTTATAGTATTTATGGCACCTTTTAATACTTTTAATTCATGTCCCTCAACATCAATTTTTATATAATCAACATCTTTAAAATTAAAACTATCCAATGTTTTTTGTTTTACATTTGACGAAGCAACACCATCTCTGCTTTCTGTTATGACACCTTTAAATGCTTTTACATCCATTTCTTGGTCGCCTAAAGCATATTGAAAGTATTTTACATTGTCTGCTTTATTTCGTATTTTATTTCTATAGTCAAATGAATTTATATTTTGAAAATCTTTAGACATAGGTCTTGTAAAATCACCATCTCTACAACCAACATCTATAGCAGTTCTAAAATTTTTAATAAAAGGTTTAGAAGTGTTGTAAATTGCTAAACATATATCAGCATTTGTTTTATGCACGTTTATAATCTCCTTTATTATATTCAAATGTTTTAAAATCTTCTTTAAAATACTTATATACGATTTCGGCCTGTTCTTTAGTGTAACCAGTTACAGTTTTAAATGTAGATTTCTTTTTATGTGATGCTTTAACATTATAACCTAAATCTTGTAAATACTTCCAAACTGTTCCTTCTTCTATCTTAAATAAGTGTACTGGTTTATCTGTTTGATTATAAAACCATTTTACTTGACAATCAAAAGCGTTCAATAGTTTATGTGATAAAATAAATCTTTTTCTTTCTTTTTTATCTACAAGTAAATTAACAAATCCTTCAAACTTTAGTTCTAACAATCTATTTCTTCTATCTTTATAAAATTTTTTAGTGTCACCTTTTAATGGCAATCTACCACTTATTCTTTTTAAATCCCACTCTATACAAAAATGATAATAACTATAATATCTGTCATAAGGATTTCTTACAGTAACAAAGTATTCATCAGCTGTCAATCCTAAATCTATGTTTTCTTTTATTGTTTTATGAGCACCTGAATTTTCTAGTCTTTGTCCTATATTATTAGTTTGTTTTAATGTTTCCACTATAGATGAACCTCCACATTTAGGTGGGTGAATAAAAATAATGTTATGATTTTTTAATTTAAAGCTCATTGTTTATATATCTGTATGCAAATCCATTTTTCATTTCTTCTAATGTAAATTGTGAACCTAACAAAGAATATAACCACAATTCTCTATCTGGCATTTTTGGTTTGTTTATTTTATTTAACTCTTGTAAACTACGACTTACTGGTGCAGCTGGGGAGTGTTCACTACAGAAACTAGGTATACCTTTCATAACTGCTTCGGAGGCACACATTGAGTGCCAAGAAACTATTGCCCAACATCCTTGTAAATCTTCTTGTAATGGTTTATGTACTTTTTTACCAAAATTAGCATTATCTATAAACTTATATCTAACTCTTATTTCTCTACCAGTATGTTTTTTAAGTTCTTTTACAATTTCAGTTTCCCACTCGTGTCTGCATAGACCATACCATTTTGCTGTATGATATGATGGTGGTATAACTAATATATGACTATCGGAGCTTTCTTTTCTCCAAGGTTTTAATTTAAGTTCAGGTGTTTGCTCTTGTATTTTTTCAAATCGTTTTTTATGTTTAGGATTGGTATCAATATAGTTTTTTTGTGTGTTATTTTTTATTATTCTATACCATATGTCATTGAATACTGAATGTTTTTGATAATGAGTAGCAAAAAAATATGGTTGGTCAAAATAGTACCAGTTATGTTTATCAAAATATTTTTTAAGTGTGTGGGTATTTCTTATAATACCTTGAAAAGCAATCTCATCACCTTCTTCTAAATCATCTTTAAAATTAGGCCAAGTGTTTTGATAAAACTGTTCACCTTGTCCTGTATTTTGTGTTTTATACTTTATGTTTTTAAACTTTTCTACAAAAGCATATAAAAACTGATTACTTGCATATTTGGTTTCAAAGACGTGTATCATATCCTGCTTTTCCTACATAATAAGCATCAACTATATCTGTTACAGGATTATTTAGTTTTGTTTGGTCAAACTCTTTTATTAAATCAACACCTGTATCTTTGACAAACTGTTCATACATTTTTAGTTTATCTGCGTTACCTTTACCTGTAGCATTTTTCTTTACTTGACCAGGTACAATACTTTCAAATCGTTTGTTTAGTTTGTATAGTTTATGTTTTAAGGCACCCATATTTTCTGCTAAATTAAATACAAGGCCTTTACTACCAAATGAATATCCTTCTACAAAAATATTACCAATAGCAGTATCAATAATGTTAATCGCCCAATCGGA